CGCAGGCACACTGAACATCGTTGCGAACGATCAGGCTTCAGGCCGCCAGTTTGACCCACTGAACACCGACTCAGCTTGGTATCAGGGTGCGTTGGGTATTGCTCCACGTCGCCAAGTGCAGGTGTACGGTGGCACCGCTGGCACAGCTGCAATGTTCTCAGGCTACGTCTTCGACCTCAACATTGACTATGCGGAACCACAACTCTCAACAGCCACCATCCTCGGTGTCGATGCCCTAGCCCAACTATCACAAACGACACTCACCGCATTCACCCCATCAGCTGAACTCACCTCAGCCCGAGTCAACACCATTCTGAACAGGAGTGAGGTGGCTTGGTCTACAGCGTTGCGGTCGATCTCTACTGGTGTCGCAACGTGTGGGTCGGTTGCGTATGAGGATGCGACGAATGCGTTGGCGGCTTTGCAGGCTGTGCAGTTCGCTGAGGATGGTCGCTTGTTCGCTGACAGGTCTGGGAACATCAACTTTGATGCGCGTGTGTCCACTTCGTTTGGGACGGCTGTGGCAAGTCTTGGTGGGACTGCGGTTGGTGCCATTCCGATTCAGTCGTTGTCAAACATTTATGGTGCCGAGACGGTGGTGAACCGTGCAACGGTGCAGATATCTGGTGGGACGGTGTCGAGTGTGGCGAATGGTACGGCCAGTCAAACCGAGTACGGGATCAAGACTTTCTCGTTGACTGACATCCCGTTGGATACAGCGGCGGCTGGTTCGGCTTTGGCTACGAATCTGGTGGGTAGGTTCAGTGAGCCGGAGGTGAGGTTCTCGGAGGCTTCGGTGCTGGTCAACATGTTGACGGCTGCACAACAGGAACAGATTGCAGCTTTGGAGATTGGTGACATTCTGTCGGTGACCCGTGTGTTCACTAGCGGTGTGCCGTTGACCGTCACCCAGAATGTGGTTGTCGAATCCATCCAACATCGCCTCAGCCCTGCCAGACATGAAGTGAATATCGGCTTCGGCAAGATTGATTTGATCACAGCGTTTATACTTGACACGTCGCAACTTGACGACGCAACCGTTGGACTAGGATAGGAGCATCATGGGCGCAAATGCACAGACTAAGGTTCCGACTTTCGCATCAGCGGAAGTTTTGACCGCAGCAAATCAAAATCTGCTTTCAAATGGCATACCGGTATTCAGCGGTACAGCGACACGCAATGACGCTTTCGGCGGTAGTGGCGAGAAGACTTTGGCAGAAGGCCAGTTCGCTTATCTTGAGGATTCAAATACGACGCAGTATTATGATGGTGCGGCGTGGCAGTCAGTAGGCACTAGTGGTTTTAATTTTGTTACAAGCGGAACATTTGCTGCCGCGACAAGTGTTTCATTGGCTACAAACACATTTACAAGCACTTATAGAAATTACAGAATGATTTTAGAAGTAACCGCGGTAACAAGTCTTGCTACTTTGACCGGTCGAGTGAGGGTATCCGGAACAGACAGAAGCGATAGCGGTTATTACCAAATGAGCACAGGTCTAGATTTTGCTGGTAATACAGCAAATTTGTTAAACAATGCTTCAACTTCGTTTGCATTAGGTCAAAGCAATTCGCAAATGTCGCTTGTGCTTGATTTTATTTCGCCACAAGTTTCATCAAGTTACAAAAATATTCAAGGCAGTATGGTTAGTTCTGACGGCGTCGCGCCAGCGGGTATTAAAGGTCGTTCAATAAATGGTCAGTATTACAATGCAGTAGCATTACAAATGGATAGTTTTAGTTTGATTTCTAGCGTTGCGTCGTCGCTTACAGGGGTTTATCGAGTTTACGGATACTCAGAAAGTTAAATTATGACAAAACCAAATATTTTTGACGGTCAAAATAAACGACAAATGACCGATAGCGAGTATGAACAATGGTTAACGGACGCTGACGAAGCCAAAACGCAAGCCGAAGCACAAGCCGCTAAAGCAGCCTCACGGCAAGCAGTCCTCGACAAACTTGGACTAACAGCAAATGAAGCCGCCGCATTACTCGGCTGAGTGATGTGCGGTTCACACGCTGGCTGATAGTTCTCCCTGCGGTTCTACTTTCTTTCTTTCCGTTCGTTGCTCGTGCTGATGCGGTTGAAGGCTTGGATGCCTCTTACTACGTCATAGACGAGATACCGCCTCAGCAGTCAACTTCGTTGTACACGTTGTGTGCGAGTGAGTTGGAGAACAACATCAACCGCAGCTATGACGGTGAGCCTGTTGAGGGTTGTCCTGATGATCTGTTCATGGTGCATCTAACGGGATTCATCTCGATCCCTGTGCATGAGTCGATTGAGTTCATGTTGGCTTCGGATGATGGTGGTGAGATCACGATTGGTGGCAACACGTTTGGTGTTTGGTATGACCAGGGCTGCACCTGGACGATGTCTGGGAATCTCAGCCTTCAGGCTGCAAGTGTCCCGCTTCAACTCTTTGCGTATGAGCATGGCGGTGGTGCATGCCTGATGTTGGCTTGGAAGATTGATAACGGCGACTGGGAGATTGTGCCGGACGAAGCGTTCACCACAAGCGTTGTGGCCTCAACGACAACCGATGTGTCCACAACGACTGTGGCTGAGTCAACTACTTCTTCCTTACCCCAAACAACATCAACAGAATCAACGACGACCACGCCACAACAATCAACAACGTCTTCAACTACGACCACCTCGACGGTGCCTGCAACCACGACCACCACAGAACCACCATCACCACCGCCAGCGCAGCCACCTGCAACGGTTCCGCCACCACCCACAACGATGCCAGCACCACCAGATACGGAACCCACACCACCAGAGACACAACCAATTCCACCAGAAACAGCATCACAACCTCCCGACACGGTAGAAGAACCAGCCATCACCCTACCGTTGCCTGACGACACAAGCCCACCAGACGCGCCACAAGCCCCCGAGACGCTCCCAATCCCCGACACCGCGCCACCGCCACCCGACACCGCCCCAGCCCCACCAGACGTGAAAGAAGCCCTGACCGTAGAACAGTTTGATGCCGTCATCGAACAGCTCTCAGAAGCAACCGAAGAACAAATCGTTGCCCTAGTCGACGACCTCATCACCAAAGACCTAGACACCAGCCAAGCCGCCGCATTCGTCTCCAGCCCCGCCGTCTTGGCCGCCATCACCAGTGACCAGGCTGAAGCATTGTTCGGTGAGATCAGCACAGATGAGTTGTCTGTGGAGCAAGCTGCTGAGGTTGTGGCTGCGGTTCAAGATGCACCTCCTTCGGTGCGTCAAGCGTTTGAGTCGGTGTTGAATATCTTCTCAGGGTTCGCCGATAGTTATGTTCCGTTCGATTCGCGCATCCCTGTGTCTGAGCGTCGTGCGTTAGTTGCGTTGGGTGCGGTACTATTAGCGGCAAGTCCTGCGCCTACTTTACGGAGACGACAATGAGATTCTGGGGCGAGATTCACGCACTCCTCTGGACTATCGGCGCATCCATCATCACGATTGGCACGTTGTCTGGGTTCACCCAGCAACTTGCCATCTGGGTGACGGTTGGGACATTGGCTCTTCATTTGGTTGGCGCACTAACCAAGAAAGAAGACAAGTCATGAAGAAGATGCAAGATGTCGCTGGCCGTATTGTGGCTGTGTTCCTCTCGTCAGCCCTCGCCATTGTTGGTGGTTCTGCTGTGATCGCACCGGAACTAGAGATATGGAAGTCGGCTGTGTTGGCTGGGTTCGCAGCTGTCGCCACTGTTGTGCAGAAGTTGGCTCAAGCCTCTCTCGATGGTCAGTTGACGATTGAAGAAATCAACGAGGCGTTCGGCGCAAAGAAGAAGTAGCCATGACCAAGATGCCTTGGCCTGTGGTGCCGATCAAGTTCTGTGAACATCTGAAAGGCAAGAAGCCGTCTGAGATCACGACACCGATGTTGCGTCGCCTTTCTTGTGGCGGGATGATGCACCATTGTGCAGCTCGTGCAGTTGAAGCAATGATTGCAGCCGCCAAGGCTGATGGTGTGAAGTTGACTCCGACTTCCAGCGGCGACACTTTCCGCAGCATCGAACAGCAACGCGCTGGATTCGTGACTAGGTACAGCAAGACCCCTCTGCCAAATGCCTCGACACGCACTTGGAACGGTGAGAAGTGGTATCTCAAGCCAGGCAACGCCCCACTCGCTGCACCTAACGATGACCCGAAGACTTGCTCACGTCACATGCTGGGGATCGCCATTGACATTGCGAACACCGGCAACAAGAAAGTGATGGACTGGCTGCTTGCCAACGAGCAACGCTTCGGCTTCAGCCATGAGGTTGTGGAGATGCCTGGTGCTGAGCCTTGGCACATTCGATTCACTGAAGGTCAAGCCATGCCTCAAGCCGTCCTCGATTACGAAGCGTCCAAGCCCGCATGATGGACTGGGGAATCGTTCTCGCAGCTCTGATCGGCTTGGTTGGCACCGTGTTGACAACGCTGATGATGGCGTTCCGCAAAGAGAACCATGATGACCACGCAACGGTGATGGAAGCAATTCGCACCATCGGTGGAAATGTGGACAAGATCGACACTAAGTTGGATTCACACATCAACTGGCATCTCAAGGGGACAAAAAGTGGGCAAGTTTCTCAACGAAATACGACAAGAAAGCCCACAAAAAAGGCGTGACCGAATCGGCGAAATCCTTCAAGGACTCAACGACCAAGACGGCAAA